ATTGTGGCTTGGCCGATTTGTCCGTCCGCACCAACGCCAAGTACCTGCTGAAGGGTTTTCGCCGCACGGCCTACCCCACTATTAACAGCCATATCAAAAGTGGCATAGTCAACGCCAAGAGGAAGTGAGTCGCCACCGATTTTATCCCAATAATTAGCTTTATACAAAGGTGCTACGTCCTGCGGTCCCAAAGCCCTCATTTCAACTTCGGTAACTTCACGCCCCACCCAAGATTCCCATACTTTTTGCGTTACGCCAAGGTTTGTACGGCCACCGGGGTCTTTTGGGTTATCCGTGTACCCGCCTTCACTTTTTAAAACCAATGCTAGGCATTGCTCAAAATTACCGTTCACTTTTTGTTCCCCAAGGAAGCAGTAAGCGCATCCGTCTTTTGCTTTGAACCAGCGGACGAACCAAAATAAAAACCCATTACGCTAGTCCAAGCAGTGCCAAGTGTACCGATGAGCATAAGCAATGCCTCGCCACCTGTGGCCGGAAGACCAAAGTGCAAAATATAAGCAATGATGCCAAAAAAACCGACCGTAACGCCTACTGCCAATACGCGAGGGATCCAATCGCGGGTTGCAATCTGCATATTACGGGCTGAATCGCGGTCTTGTTCGGAAATACGTTCCAGATCAATGTCCAACGACTTCATCTGAACTTTGAAGTCCGCATCAATCTTTTTCAGGGCCGCCAACTGATCACCTGTTGGATTAGCAAGAGCCGACATGATGTCGTCTTCAGTGCCATTTTCATGACCAAAAAGGGCATTTGATATAGCTTTAACCGCCATGCCACCAACAGGTCCAAGCAATGCCGTCGCGATGGTTGGGGCGACTGAACCAAGCAATGGTCCAAAAGTTTTAAGAATGTCCATGTTACTTCACCGTTATCATAAGAAATACGCCGATTGCGCCAATGCCTAATACCAGAAAACCTACAATACTGCTAACCATAATCAAATCCTTGCGGTTTTCTTCCTGTTCTTTCAAGGCCGCTGCAGCCTGACGGGCAGCTTCCTTCCGCATCTCAATGACTGACCGTTGAATACCTTCCCATGCGGCAGGGCCATATTGCCCTACGAACATATTCTTAACGTCCAACTGCATTTGCTGGGCCTTGGCTTTGGCGGCATAAATTTTAACCGCTTCAGCCTCAAACTCAGCTTGGCTTTGGAATAATTTCTTTTTGCGTGGTGTCGACGCAATAGTAACAATTTGGGCAACCTTACTAAAAAGATTGCCCACTTTTTCTGCAGTTTCCATCACGTCCTGCCCTGCATCGACGGCGGACTTGATGCTATTGTAGATTGCAGTCGCGCCAGCGATGAGGGTAAACGGATCCATACTTAGTCCATATTATTCAGCAGGTGTATTTTCCGGCGCTACAGGCGTGGCTGCAGCAACTTGAATTTGCGGTTCTGCTTGTGCTTTTATTTTTTCATAAACAGCAATACCCGCTTCAAGCGGTAACTTCCCAAGACCCGCCGCAATAATATTTGCTTCTGCGACCGTAAATTTGAAAGTAAGTTCGAGATTTTCCATTGAATCCTCTTAAAATGGTGGTTGTTGGGTTTGTGACGTTGTTTCACCTAGTAGGTTAATTTGTGAAGCAATTTGTGCCTCAACGCCGGGCATACTAATACAACCCGCAACCCATTGATAGGCCATTTGTTGTGTAATATTTGCATATGGGACAAATTCTGCGGGGTTTGGCGAACCTAAATTGGCCGTGCCGGATGTTGATGCTGTGTGTATTCCATCCGTACCCGTGCAAACCCAATTAATAGCCGTAACCACATTGGTCAGGCCATTAGAGGATGTGTTTACAATAAATTGAGGAAACTCCCACGTATATTGCATTACCGATACTCAATCCAAGATACCAAACTATCTGAACTGCTGACAGAATAAGTAGACCCTGATGGGACTATTCCAGACACAGTTTTATTGCCTGTGTAACTACCACCAGTTGAAAAACTGGATACCGCGTTTCCGGCAATTGTTAAAGTTGTCCCGCCAGAACCGTAAGTAATAATGCTTATGTAAATAGCATATGATAAAGAATTTGTGTAAGTTGTTGAAAATGCTCTTGAACCAGTTAAATTATTTAAAGATGTTCCAATTACATTGACCGATTGCGAAATCCACGTTGTGCCATTGCTTGTTAATACGTTTCCGCTTGTGCCGGGGGCAACAACTTGCAATGCGCTTGTTCCGTTGCCTAAAAGAACATTATTTGCCGTTAAAGTTGACGATCCAGTGCCGCCATTAGCCACATTAAGTGTGCCAGCCAAAGTAACCGCGCCAGTGGACGCCGTTGATGGAGTAAACCCAGTTGATCCGGCGCTGAAGGAGGAAACAACACCACCTGACAAAAGGCCATCATCCGCTTTTTTTACGTTTGTCCCGTCGCAATAAACAATAATGCTATAACCCTGTGGGCAAGACACTGTAGTTCCAGCGGCTGCGTTACTGCCGTTATTTGATCCTAATAGGACGGTATACGCGTTAGATGTGCTATTGGTAACAACCCACATACCTGCCACGCTTTGAGGCAAAAGCACATTTTGGTTGGCGGCTAATGCACCTGTAAGGTTAAACCGCATGGCTTGCGATGTAGAACCAGCCGCAGTCGCGCTTGGCGCTGCAATATTGGTATAAGTGGTAGACCCACCCGTATTTACGGATACAGATGTAGTATTGCCGTACATCTGATCAAGGATGGTCGCATTATAGTTAAGCGGCTGATCCCACGTAGGAGACGTGCTATTATACGCTGGTTCGTTAAGGGCAAGGTTTGTCGTTACACTCATGGTTTGTCCGCCTTATTGTCAAGTTTGTCGTAGATACGTTGGAACATATCCTCAATATGCTTCATTCTCTGGTCCAAATCCACCTTCAGGACATATTCCTTTGGCATATTGGCTTCCAGTTTATTCAAATCACGTTGTAGTTCTTTGACCGCGCCCCAAAGTTCACGCAAGAACCACCCCGCCACCGTCAGGATTGCGCCGCCAACTATGTCTATAAGGGTTTGATAATCGTTCATGGGTGCGCGGCCTTATATGCGTCAAATTCTGCTTTAAGTTCTTTCTTGCGTCCTTTGTTCCAAACCGGAACCTTTAAAACGCGATAGGCATGTAAACCATTTTCAGACACTGTAACCCATTCAAGATTGTCTACACAATTGTTGTGTTTGCTTCCATCTTTATGGTTTACTTGTGGTTTGTTTGATTCATTGGGAATAAATGCTCTTGCGACTAGGCGGTGTACATTATGGTTGCTTTTAATGCCGTCAACACAAAAGCTAACAATCAAATATCCACTTTTGCTTTTTCCTTGTTTTAATAATTTGGAAGGAGAGCGTCGCAAACCATTGTGAAGACGGTTAAGAACCATTCTTTCAATAGACCTAACATTTCCAAAGTTGCTCACTTCGTAATGCGTTTCAAAACCTGAACATGGATGCCAAATTTCCATTATTTTGCCTCCAATGCGGCAATACGGGCGGTCAAGGCAGTGATGGTGACTTGTTGCTCTTGAATAGCGGCAACTAAATGCACGACAATCTTACTGTAATCTACGCCTTGGTGAATGGGCTTGCCACCTTCATCTACAGCGTCTTTTTCGCCTGTAACTGCATTAGGAATTATGGCTTGCAACTCATGGGCAATAAAACCTTCACCCGCAGATTTGTCGCTAATCCAATCGTAGGTAACAGGCTTTAATGCGCTGATCTTGGCAAGACCAGTCGTTATTGGGGTGACGTTTTCTTTTAAACGGTAATCGGATGACGTATTAAAGCTAACGCCTGTTGTTCCGGCTTGTTGAACACTTCCAATAATTGAGTTATTGTAAAGAAAATCTAAATAACCTTGGCCTGAAGTTGCGCTGGAATGCCCAATACGAACATAACCAGTTGTGCCGGAACTTCCGTTTGGAATAATTGCAATGCCAGCGTTTACTGAAGTTGTACTCGTCGTCCCCACCAGCAGATTGCCGGAGGAGTCGATGCGCATACGTTCTGCGCTATTTGTAGCAAACGTCATAGGCGCATTTGCAAAACCTAAAATATTAAAACTGTTTGCACCGCCCCAAGCAGAAAAAGAACTACCCCCAGTGTTAATTTCGCCTCTTAATGTGCCATTATTGTAAAAATGGAACCCGCTTCCCGCTGTTGCGGCGGCTGCATCTGTGCTGTTCCAAACATCTCCTGTAGCAGCATAAGAAGCCAATTTGCTGTTTGTATATGTGCTTGGCGAAGTCGTCCCAATACCTACGTTGCCGGAGGAGTCGATACGGGCGGATTCGTTTGTGCCTTGATAGAAAATTGTGGTTCCATTTCCGCTTGAATTATCAAGTTTAATTGCAGCGCCAGCAGTCCCATATCCAGTTCCACTAGAAATATAAAGCCAAGTATTTCCCCCATTCCGGATAATAGAAGAATCGCTACCAGCAATTTGCAAATTACTGGTTGTCCTTATTGCTCCAGAAACATCAAGTTTATACCCCGGCGAAGTCGTACCAATCCCCACATTCTGAGACGTATCAATCGTCATTGCTGTGGATTGCGAACCCGTTTTAAAGATAATACTGTCGGACGTACCCGCACCAGACGTGGATTCCAGTGTCAGCGTAGACGATGCTGTCGTTCCGCCAATGAGAAGCGGGGTAGTTAATGAAGTGGTTAATGTAGGCGAAGCAGAATAAGCAGGAGCCGTTCCCGTTCCTGAAGATACTAATACTGAACCAGTTGCAACAGCAGCCAATTTGGACAATGCAGTGGTGGTTGATGCATAAAGCAAATCGCCAACCGTATATGAAGATTGTCCCGTTCCGCCGTTTGCTGCGACAAGCGTTCCAGCAACCGTTACAGCGCCTTGCGTTGCCGTTGACGGGGTTAAACCCGTTGTTCCAAAATTGATTGATGTTACTGCCAGTCCGCTAACATTTGACCAAGAAGGCTGTACTGAAGAACCACCAGATGTAAACACCTGACCAGATGTTCCGTAATTTACAGTTGCACCAGCAACAGAGCCAATACCCCAAGCGCCCGACGTATTAATGGCAAACTGACCAGAGCCGTTCGTGTAGAACGATAGCGGCAAATACGTACCTGTGCCGTTAATGCCCGACACCAACTGGACGTCCGTGGAGCCGTTCGTCGCAATCAAAATTTTGGATGCGTTGGTAGGATCAGCGGCATTGGTTGCTTGCCAAGAAGCCGCTGTGGATGTGCCGTTAGGCAGAGCATAAATGCCCGTTGTGCTGTTGGTCGTGCTTGTTTGGAAAGCCAAACGGTTTGTGATCGTGGCATTGGTAAAGTCACCAAGAATACGCGCACCAGTCCCTGTGTGAGTTTCGTTACCGCTAATGCTGATGCTGCCCGTCGTTAAGGCCGTAACCGTAGGCGAATTAGACCATGCAGGAGCAACACCAACGCCGCCCGACACAAGAACTGATCCGGTAGCAACGTCAGCCAGTTTGGATAGCGTTGTAGAGGCAGAAGCGTACAGAAGATCGCCCACTGTGTAGGACGTGATGTTCGTGCCGCCAGAGGATACAGGAACCACGCCGCCAAGGGTTGCAAGCGTAACCGTCGTCCACGATGGAGCGGCAGATGCGCCACCAGACGTTAAGAACTGACCAGACGTGCCGTATGTAGCACCGCCAATGCCTAACTGACCCGCAGGTCCAAAACGGAAGGCTTCAGCAATAGAGTTGCTGCCAGTTGGCGTTGTGTAAATACCTGCATATGTACCCTGCGCCGTATCCGTAAAGTTTTCCGCTGCAGAGAATGCAATGTAGCCCGTAGACGCCGTACCAAATCCAGTCGCGCCATAACCACGGGCTGTGAATTGCGCTAAGAAATCGCCTGATTGCGATGCCGTTGGAGAAGCCGCCGTACCACGGGCTGATCGTGCCGTATATGCACCGTAAGCCCCCGTACCATAAGCATCTTGCGTAATACGGGTATTGGCGGCATTTGCGCCAACAATATACAAATCAGTACCAGCAGGAAGTGAACCTGTTGGCGTGGTCGTTTGCGTATTGGAAACAACAGTCAACTGCGTCTGCGGCGTAGCGGTGTTAATGCCCAAACGGTTATTGGTGTTATCCCAGAAAAACTTGGCGTTGTTTTGGCTGTAAACGCCGGATGCACCCGCAAACACGACAGAGCCAGTGGTAAATGCCGTTGAAGTACCCGTTCCGCCGTAGCCAACACCAATGGTTGAGCCGTTCCAAACACCCGCAGTAATTGCGCCGCTTGTGCCAATCGTCATGGCATCCGTTGCGCCGTTATTTACCACAAAGTGGATGGCATTATTTGTCGTTGTACCGATAGCAAGGTCAGCGGATGTCGCATCAAGATAAACAGTATTAGGCGCGTTAAATGCACCCGATCCTGCAAATGTTGAAGAATTCATCCCCAATTCGCCAAAATACGTTGATGACGTACCAAGGTTGTTGGAAACAATGAAATTTGTGGATGCCACGTTGCCAGAGTTGGTGTTTTGAAGCACCATTTCGTTGTAGGTGTTTACGCTATTGGTATAAGACGCAAAGATATTCGTATCGCTATAGCCAAGCGTACCGTAACTATAAGCACCCGCAGATAATGCGCTGGCAAGCGAACCGTTGGCCGTCACATAGGTAAATGCACCCGTGGAAGGCGTTGTTGCGCCCACCGTGCCATTGATACCGCTGACCCAAGAGGCAGTCGTGCCGTTGGAAGTCAGTATTTGTGTATTAGTGCCAATGCCCAAGCGGGTTGCGCTGTTTGTGCCGTTTCCAATAATCAAGTCGCCAGTTGTAGTAATTGGCGAAAGCGCATTGAACGCAGCAGATGCGGTTGTCTGACCCGTGCCGCCAAAAGAAATGCCAACGGTGCTTAGGCCAATTGTATTACCAGTTTTGGTAATTGGGGCAGATACGGCAATATTACCAGCAGAAGATGTTTGAACCCACACAAGGGCAGTTGAACCAACCGTAATTGTGCCAGTTGTGTTCATAACCCATGAGGTTGAACCCCATGTTGTGCCGCTTGAAACGAATACTCCAGCGCCCGTTTCAATGTAATTTGGACCAGTTCCAACCGTATTAAAGTCCGTGGAACGGGTAAGAACCCAGTTTGTAGAACCAGAACCTTGGTTAGTGACAACATAAATACCGTTTTGCAGACCGCTTGATTGGTTCTTAACCAGAACACGGGTGGCATTGGAAACGTCTGTGGCGGTGAAAGTATAACCATCAATCGTCAATGCGGCTTGTGTGCCAGCATTTGTAATTGTAGCGCCAACGCCAGATGTTCCGTTATTATACGTTACCGTGCCAAGGTCAGCAGTGGTTGCATAACCAACAGCCGTATGGAATGTAGTATTGCTGACAGCAGAAACCTGACCATCAACATATTGTTTGGTGGACAACTGCAATGCGGAAACTGGGTCTTGCGTAACCGTAACCGTTGTCAAACCAGATAAAGTAGCCGCTGTAGCACCCAGTGATACAGATGTCGTTCCAAGCGTAATAGACGAATTGGTTAACCCGGCGTTAGGAATGGTGGCCGATGCCGTAACCGCGCCCGTGCCGTTACCAAATAGGTAGCCACTAAGCGTAGAAGCACCCGTTCCACCATTGGCAACAGGAAGAACCCCCGTCACACCAGTTGTGAGCGGCAAGCCCGTAGCATTGGTCAGAATAGCCGCAGATGGCGTTCCAAGGGCTGGAGTTGCAAGTGTTGGCGAATTTGACAACACCACTGAACCTGTACCCGTGGATGTCGTTGTTCCCGTACCGCCAGACGCTACAGGCAATGTGCCAGTAGTAAGCGCAGACGTAGACGTTGCATATAAAGCGCCGCCAGAAGTAAACGACGTAAGGCCCGTACCACCATTGGCCGTGCCAAGCGTGCCACTTACATGAGTAGAAAGACCAATTTTACCCCAAGACGGAGCAACACCGACCCCTCCAGAAATAAGAGCATTGCCAGTAGCCACGTCATTAAGACGGGCCAAGGTGGAAGATGACGAAGCATAAAGAAT